TAGATTTTAAAGTTTGAAGAGATACAGGAGTGGGACAGTGTTTTTATTTGATTTACCAGACGAAGTTCTAACAGCAGAAAATGTAGATGATTTTCTCAGCAGCCAGATTAACAGAATGGAACGGCTCAGTGGGGTTAGTTTATCTAGTCCCCAGCTATCACTTGCTCCCGCTCACTCAAATGGCGTTAATAGCCAAGAAAAGATGATGGAAAGAAGGCTGGCAGCATTTGATGTTTTGAAAGCAATCAAATATGCCATTGATCATACATCAGGTGTATCTCCTCAGATACTATTTGAATTTTACGTCTTACATAAGAAAGTATGGGAAATCAATCGTGACTGTAATATGAATCATAATCAGTTCGGTGATTTCAAGAATGTTGCATTGAATCAATTTGCTGAGTGTTGGATCTCGGCACAAGACAAGTATTTTTCTGATGAAGCTGATCGTTTGGATTTGCAGATTTATCCTGGTGAAACTCTAGCAGACGCTGGTTGGAGAGCAGATCAAACTACGCGAAAACGAAAAAATGGGATGTAACCGGGATGAAAGTGGGATCATACCGGGATTTGAAAGGGATTTACTTGGGATTTAATCGGGATTAAGTTGGGATCGCCCGATGATGAAAAAAGCAGATAATTGTTATTGTCGAGAAAGTAGATAGGAGATCTACCTCGACCGATGCGACGGAAATTCATTTTTACCAATTAGATCTATTCTCCTTGTAAATTAGAGTGACAGCATTGCATACTATGTGGCTTGCAAGTTACCTGGTTCGAATCCAGATGCTGTCATAGCCTCAGAAATACTGAGGCTGAATCAATCTTGTTGTTTTTTATTGAATTTGAACCCGAAGATTCAACAAATGCTTGAAGACAAGATAAATCATGTTTCCCGACGTGTCGCAGTAGAATACCTGCCTCACGTCTTAGCTCTGCGATGACCGCAAGCGAGCGGAGCATTGATATAAAAAAGGACTATTGAGTCCGTGTTCTGATAACAAGGTTTTCCTAACCTAACCGCCTGAAAAGGCGGCCCCTTGATCATGTTGCTCTGCATGCACTGAAGGTCGGCACTTCATTAGATCTTAGCCAGCAGTGATGTTGGTGAACTGATAATCAATAAATCATTATAAAAAATCTCTCAAATTGTATTAGGTAGTAGTCAAACTGCTACCATTCTGGGCAGACTCGTTGTCTGTCCGTCGATGAGTCGATTATTGCGAGTTTTTCCAATATAGATTTCCTCTGTCGAATTAAATTGACCAATGGCGGACAGTTTAGGTTCAATTCCTTTACTGCTCATTTCGTGGTTCTGTTAGTTAAAATCAAGAACACATTATGTATGAACACATTCAGGATCACGTATTAAGGTGCTGGTTAACCCCAGTGCTTTTTTTCGTGTGAAAGGAATCAGCAATGTATCGCACTAAAAAATATGGTCTTGTCTCATGTAAGGAAGAAAACAAAATCCTTGCTGAACTTGAAAGAGATGTCGAGCACAAAAAGAAACACAAACATAAAAAAAGAGGGAAACAACATCATGGAAAACAAAGAATTAATTAGCAAGTTGATCAAAGAACGTGAAGGATATACAGAAAGATCAATCAAGATTCAAGAGTTTCTAAGATCATCTGAATGTGCAAAGATTGGTCACACTCAAAAGCAATTATTGATTGATCAATCTAATCAACTAAACGGCTTAGCATTCATTATTAATATGAGAATTGACGACTTGAAAGACAGCAACGGCACTGATTAAGTTCAGTGTCTTTTTTATTGGCCTGATTTAGGAGGTGAAACCAGTTTTGAAGAAAAAAGCAAAGAAAAAGAAGTCAAAAACTATTCCAAGATTGACACCAAAACAAAAAGACTTTGCTGATAAGTTCATTGAAATTGGTAACGCCACAGAAGCCTATAAATCAGCGTATGTAACTGATCGAATGAAACCTGAAACGATCAATACAGAGGCAAAACGTACCCTCCGATTACCCCCCGTCAACGATTATATCAACAAGCGCATGAAACAGATCGATGAAGCCAAAATTCCAAAGCAGAAAGAGGTTTTAGAGTTTTTAGGTGGAGTTATGCGTGGGACATTAAAAATCACTGTAGAGACTGATGATGGCGTTGAAGAGATACCACCAAATTGGAAGAATCGGATTGATGCTGCAAAGGAGTTACTAAAGAGAATGCCAATTACAGATGATCCAATCACACAGGCTCAACTTCGTAAACTCAATGCAGAGGCTACCTTGGCTGAATCACGTACTAATGAATCACAAGACAAGTCCGGTCGTATGCGTAAGTTAATATCCAAGAAGTCCGATAAGCAACTTGAAGAAATGATTCAATCTATTGAAGGCGGTGATAGCAAGTGACAGATACAGCACTACTCGATGAGTTTAAAAAGCTAACTGTCAATGAACTAAAAGATGAACTGGCTTGGCGGTCATATCAGAAGTACTTTGAACTCGTTTACCCAGATATGACAATGTATCCACATACGAAGTACATCTGTTCACTGCTTCAAAAAATCGCAGATGGTGAGCAACATTTTTATATAATTTCATGTCCGCCTCAACACGGAAAATCGCTTACCATCACCAAAACATTTCCAAGCTATTACCTTATGAAGCATCCCGAAAAGCACGTTATGGTTACTGCTTACTCACAAGACTTATACAGTCAGTTTGCAGAATCAAATAGACGGCTTTTTTCTTTATGGTCTCAAAGAGTACCAGATGCTGATCATGCTTTGCAAGTTGGAAAAAACACGGCTCAGCAATTTAACATTGTTGATCATCGTGGTGGTTTCTATGCAACTTCAATCCTTGGTGGTGCCACTGGTATGAGTGCTGACTTGTTGATTATTGATGACCCAATCAAGAACGCAGAAGAAGCCGGATCACCTACGATTAAAGACAAGATTTGGAATGAATGGTTATTAACATTCAAGCCAAGACTTCAAAAAGGTGGCTCAGTCATCGTAATTATGACCAGATGGCAACAGGACGACTTGGCAGGACGCTTACTTGATAATTCAAGCTTCCCATGGGAAGAAATCAAACTTCCTGCTATTGCTACCGGTCTTGGACCTGATGAAACAGACGTATTAGGCAGACACAATGGCGAGGCACTATGTCCTGACTTGCATAGCCTTGATGAACTACTTGGCAACAAGCACGACATGGGGACTCAAAAGTTCACTGCTTTGTACCAACAAAGTCCAACAGTTGAAGGCGGTAATATCTTCAAACGTGAATGGGTGAAGTTTTATGTTCCTGATAAAGAAACACAAGTAAGACTTCACTTAACTGATAAAGACGCAAAGATATTGCCTAAACACTTGGATACATCAGTACAGGCATGGGACGCAACTTTCAAGAGCAAAGCCAACGATGACTTTGTCGCTGGTCAAGTGTGGAGCAAAAGTGACGCTGACTTATATCTACGACCTGGCTGGTGTCACAAGCGTTTGTCATTCACTGAGACGCTAGATGCTATTAGAGCTATGACAAGGTTTTACCCAGACGCAACAACAAAGTTGGTCGAAGATCGAGCCAATGGTCCAGCTATCATTGATGCCTTGCAACACGAGATACCAGGAATCGTTGCTGTTTCACCTGGTGCAGATAGCAAGGAAGCAAGAGCAGCATCAGTTAGTCCAGTATGGGAATCAGGAAACATCTATGTGCCACATCCAAAGTGGCGACCTGAAATCGAGGACTGGCTTGAAGAAATCTTTGCATTTCCTAACGCAATGCACGACGACAACGTTGACTCGATGGTTTACGCAGTTAAGAGACTTCACGACAACCATAGTCGTGGACCAGTTATCAGATATTAGAAAGGAGGAAACATGGGACTATTTAGCAGAAGAAAATCAGAACCGAAAAAGAGAACCATTGTTGGTGACGGCATCGACCTTGATCCGTTTACCAGTTATGACAATCTAGGCTGGCGAGTGGTTAATGATGAACAAGACTACGATGCACTGCACAATGAGACAAAACACAATGCTATTGCAAGACGTATCGTTCATAAACCAGCCGAAGATGCTACCCGAAATGGTTTTCGGGTGATTGTAGAAGACGATCCAGAACGTCAGAAGATGTATCAACGGCTTCATTATGATTTGAAGACTACACAAGCCTTATCTCAGCAACTCGTTTATCAACGTGAAGGCGGTGATGGTTATATCACTATTGGTGTTAATGAAAATGACGATGCCGATTCAAGTAAGCCACTTGATCCAACCACAGTTGAAAAAGTTCACTTCATTCATGCATTTGGTCAAAACCACGTTGACAAGGTTTTGTCTAACGATGATCCACTCAGTCTTAACTATGGTAAGGAGCAGGCAATCGTACTCAGAACACAAAACGCCGGTTACAAGGTCGATCCTAACGGTACTCAAACGCCAAATACTCCGAGAAACACTCCAAGAGTTATTGATCAAAGCCGGTATTGGCACATTGCACTTGATAAGTCGATTGATGATGAAACAGGTACGTCAATTCTGACCAGATGTCAGGATCAACTCAAAGCAATGGATATCGCACTTGAATCGACTGGGAAGATGTTACGTGAATTTACTTTCAAGTTTTACAAGTCTGATCAGTTGATGGAAGAAGGAGACGCTGACTTTAAACGTGATAAGCGTGAGATTAGCCAAGTACTTAATACAGAAGCAATGGCGTTTGGTCATAGTCAAGACAGTATTGAAAAGGTAGCAACACCAACCGGCGGTATTGATTTGCTTTACAACTTCGTATGGCAACAGCTTAGTGCTGCATGTGGTATTCCAAAATCTGTTCTAACTGGTGAACAAGCTGGGACATTAGCTGGTGCATCACAAGATGTCATCAACTACTACGACAGCATCAAGGCAATTCAGACCAACTTGTTAAAGCCTGAAATTGAACAGATCACTCGTATTTTGATGTACGCAAACGGTGATGACCCTGATCAACTTGATTGGAAGATCGTATTCAATGACTTACAAACCATGGACGATAAGACAAACTCAGAAATCTTCATGAACCAAGCTAATGCTTACAGTAGTTTGATTTCTAACGGCGTTCTTGCACCGGACGAAGTCCACGACATGCTAGCAGGTCAAGACACCAACCCTAACCCAGCAATGCAGACAGCAGGTGACAGTGTTGATGCTGAAACTGTAAAGAACATTGTGGATAACTATCAAAAAGACAAGAAACGAGCTGAGAAACATGACGACTCATAGAAGAATGCCTCACACTCGCTATCCTCGCAATCTTGAAGATGCTTATCGAAGACGCATCGTTAGATTGGTTTATCAGTGGCGCAAAGTCGCTATGGAGTATTTCAACGTCTATATGGGGGACTACTTCAAAGGCGGTACTCAAATTGTTGGTGATGCACCTAAAAAGAACAATCCGACTGAAACAGAACAACAGAATGTACTACATAACCTCGATGCTATGGGCTACACGATCAAACAAGCCACTAGTGATGCAACTATTCGCAAAATTGCTGAACAGTTTGTTAGAACGATTGATATGTTTAGCTACAACAACGTTGCAATGCAGATTCGGATAGCTGGTATCAACCCAATACGTGATAGCCCTGAATTGACCAAGATATTTAACGCACGAGTTGCTGAGAACGTCCAACTGATCAAGTACATGAAGGATCGATATGCAGACAGCATCACTGGTGTCATCTCACGAGCTATCTCAAATGGTGACGGCACCGGTGTAATTACAAAAGAAATCGTTAAACAAACTGGTATGTCAGTCAGACATGCTGCACTTGTTGCTAATGATCAAACCGGATCAGCGCTTGCTAAGTTCAATGAGAGTCGACACAAAGCGGCGGGCGCAAAAGATTACGTCTGGCAATCAATGGAAGATAACCGAGTACGGCCCAAACATCAAGAACTAGATGGCACTCGTCAAACCTACGACGATCCAACTGGCGGTGATGATGGACAGATGCCTGGCGAACCAATCAACTGCCGCTGTGTGGCTGATCCGATATTTAGCTTTTATTAGGAGGTAAGACATGACAGATAACAAACCACTTTTCGGTATTAACTCAGAGAAAGTAACAGTTGACGCACCAAAAACCACAAAAGATGCGCCAGAAGTAGCAGTTAATCACGAAAAAACTGCGTTAAACGCTCAATCAACTCCAAAAAAGGAGGTGAAACGAGTGGCAAAGAATGGATTTGATTACACAAATTGCAAAAACTACACAGTTAAGGAAGGTCAAACCTTACTTGATGTTGCAAATGAAGTCTTAGTTGCCTACCAACAACTACGTTACTTCAACGGCTTATCCAAGACCAACCCAGTTGTTAAGGCTGGTCAAGTGATCTACATTCCTGATCAAGCTATCAACGTACCACTTGGTAAGTAATGATTACGAGGTACGACTCATCAACAGTCAGCGCTATAACAAAGGATCCAATTACAGGTTACATTCACGCCAGAAACGTGCCTATCGCACGAGCTGGCGTTTTTAAATACCTGAAACCGGATGGCACTGTTCGTCATGAAGCCAAACTGCCAGAGGATATCTTGTCTGACAGCACGGTGGCGAGTGCAAACAACAAGCCAATCACTGACAATCATCCAGAAAATGAAGCTGGTCAGCGAATCCTAGTTGATAAGAGCAACACGAATACTTTGATGAAAGGTCTTACTGCGTCGAATGCCCATGTAGATGAGGCAGACGGCACAGTTCGAGTTGATTTGACGATTACCAACCCTGATTTGATTAACAAGGTCGATAACGGCAAGCGTCAACTCAGTATTGGCTTTCAAACGCAGGTCGTGCCTCAAAGCGGTGTCTACAAGAATACTGAATATGACTCAGTACAAAAAGACATCACTATCAACCACGTTGCTGTTGTTGATGTGGCAAGGGAAGGTCCAGACATTTCACTTGATAGATCAGTTGTCGGCGATAGTGCCGAAATGATCGGTGAGCTGGACGATTTTAGTAAAGAGAAAGGGCAAAAACCACAAATGGATTTTGAAAAGGTACGCATTGGCGATCAAACAATCAAGGTCGCTACCGATGATGCTGATAAGTTGATCAAGTTTGACTCTGACAATTCAGCAAATCAAAAGAGAATTGATGAACTTAACGCACAAATCAAGAAATTAACTGATGAACGTGATTCTTTGAAAAGCGGCAATAAGCAAGCTGAAAACGACAGGTCAGAAGCACAAGCCAAAGCCGATAGTCTTGAAAAAGAATTGCAAGGTTATCGTGACAAGGTTGAAGGCGACGGTTTAGACAAGTTGGTTGATCAACGTATGGGCTTGATCGATGATGTGAAGTCTATCGTTGGCGACAGCTTTGATCCTCACGGCAAGTCAGAAAAGGAAATGAAGATTGAAGCTATCAAGAGCGTTGATGGTGATTCCGCTGAAATTGATGGCAAGGATGACGTTTACGTTAATGCTTACTTCAATGCAGTAAAGAACCGCAAACAATCACACTTCGTTGGTGCTACTGTTCACGACTTCAAGGGTGACAGTGCTGAGAGTAATGTTTCAGTTAACCAAATGCATGAAAACTTCTACAACCTTGCAAACAAGAATAAGGGAGGTAACAAGTAATGGCAATTCCTGATGGAACCATGTACCACGACGGTCATCTATCCGCCGGTACAGTTGAAAGACAATACGAAGTCTTAACAGAAGTCGCTAGTGCCGATATTCCATTCGGCGCTGGCGTTTCTTTAGTTAACGGTCAAGCAGTTACAGCTACTAAGGCACCTATCTACGGCGTTGCAGTAAAGCGTGGCTACTTAGACGTTGACCACTTCTATGAAGACGACATTGAAAAAGATAAATGGCATCCAGGAGAAGTTCTCGGTGTTCTTACTGATGGAACTATCAATGTTCCGGTTAATGAAGATGTCGACCGTGGAGAACTTGCCACTGTTGATGCTGACGGTTCATTTAAACCGACCACTGCGGACGATGCAGTTGGTCGGTTTTTAAGTTCGGCTGATAAAGGCTCAACTGCACGTCTTTTAGTCCGCACTCGTTTTGGTGGCACTACCGGTGGCGCTGACCCAACCAAGGACGATGCACACGCAATTCAACCACCTGAAACGCCAACCCCAGCATCTGAAACCAAGAAAAATTAGGAGGTAATGAGTTAATGGCTCAAATGGGAGTTGCAACTAAGGAACAATTAACCTATATCGATCAAACTATTTACGATCCAAAGACTGCTCCACTAGTTGCTTTGCAATTATTTAGCACTATCAAAGTATACCCAATCCAAATGTCTTACAGATACAAGGTTCGTTCAACTAAGGCAATGGCACAAGCCTACGCAAACCGTGGCACTGACATTCCAGTAGTTGACGAAGGTTTCAAGGAATATGAAGTTCCAATTACTCAATCAGCATTAGCTTGTGAGTACTCATGGATGGAACTTCAAGAAGCACAAGCAGCTAACGTCAACTTGCTTGCTGATCAAGCTGCTCTTGTTGCTCGTGGTCTTGCTGAACGTCGTGACCGTATCATTTTCAACGGTATGGATATTGGTCCTAACACTAAAATTATTGGCTTGACTGACACTAATACAGATGTGACCGGCTTCCAACAATTAGCTCTTGATGGTGACCACGCACTTGATAAGTTGGCACAAGACACAGAAGACGGTGCCTTGAAGATGCGTAATGTCTTACGTGAAGCAGTCCAAAAGATTACTCACTTGATTGGTTACGCAAACGCAAAGCCAACTTTATTGATGCCACAAGCCGAAATTGACTTGCTTGATAACCCAGTATCAAAGCTTCGTCCTGACATCACTGTTAGAGACATGGTTTCTCAATACTTTAGTTCAATTCAAGCTGTTCCTGAACTTGAAGGTCAATACTGGCATGCAAAGAACGCTTCAAAGGCTGACAAGCAAAAAGATATGGCTATTGTCTGCTTAACTGACGAGGACATTGCACAAATTCCAGTTGCAATGGAAATGACTCAATTACAACAGGAATACCACGACGGTGTTACTAAGATTCCTTATGTTGAACGTCATGGTGGTTTGGCAGTTCGCTACCCATCGGCATTCGTTCAAATTACTGGTATCAATACACCAACTGCTAATTAGCTAAAGGAGGGGAACTATGAACACTGATGATCCAGTGGTACCGATCACTGCATTGAAGAACGCAGCACCTAAATTAACTCAGAGCATGTCAGACGACACTCTCAAAGAGCTAATTCACGATGCGACCGTTAACACATTGGCGGATGGTTTCCCTCAGCCAGTTGACGGTAAATGGAATGACATTACGCTTACAGCGATCAAATATCTGGCTCTGCACTTGGCTAGCATGGATACTTCTGCTGGTCAGGGTATTTTGGATGAAAAAGTTGCCGTCTTGGAACGTAAATACGAGTCCAAAATTGGCAAAGATTGGCTCCATTCAAGCGTTTGGGGCCTTTACTACTACCGCTTATGGAAGTTATTCTGCGGTGGCAGTAATCGATATGGAGTAGTGCAACATTGAGTATCAAAATCACTGATGATAAAAGCGATTGGGACGCAATCAAGCACGAAATCGACATATTAAATCGCTACATGGTCGTAATTGGTTTTTGGGGTAACGATCGATTGATCGAAATTGTATCTGCATTGGAATATGGCGCTGATATCAAGCCACACAAGCCGGATGGCTGGTTAATCATACCAAGTAAAAATGATGAACTTGGTGAGGATGGCTTACCTATGAGCAGTAGTGAATGGGACGAAAAACATCCTGATCAGCAACTGTTCCGACCAGGTGGCAAGAAAGGTGCTCATGTCCTAGCGGTCAAAGATGCAAGCAGTGATACAGGCTTCAAGATCATCTTTTATTTGATGAAAGAAGTCAAAATTCCTTCAAGACCGTTTCTTCGTAAGACTTCGATTGAATATGAACAAAAGTACATTCGATTGACACAGGTCGGAGTCCAGCGAGTGTTTGAAGGTCGTGCTACAGGAAAAGGCTTACTTGACAAGCTAGGTGCTGTCGCTGTTGCTGACATTCAGCATGAGATGCGCAGGCTGTATAAGCCAGGCAACGCACCAATGACTATCGATAACAAAGGTTTCAATAATCCATTGATCGGTAAACATGCTGGCGGTCAAGGTGGGGCACTCATTAACAAAATCACTTATAAGATCATTTCGAAATAGGAGGACACTATGAGTTTTTACATGGATGTAGCTTCGATGTTGGACGATTACGGCGTTGATATCGAAGTTCGGAAATCAGACAAACCACACACAGGCAAAAAAGAGCTTGTGGGTGGTTTTTTAATGTCTGACGATCAATCTACCTTAATCGATGAAAAAACAGCAGAGAAACGACATGAGCCGGTTATTCCGGTTAATCAGTTGACATCACAACTCATTCAATATTTAACCGGCGGTACTCAAACCAATGCAGACCTAATGTGGCTGTCATCTGGGAAGTACTACGTTCACACAATGGTCAATGTCCCATCACAGGGTGGTTTATTTGAAGTCACTAACTCTTCTAACTATCAGGACTATTCAAACCTGATCATTTACGAATTGAAGGGAGATGACGCACACCAACATGGAAATTCAACTCAAAGATAATCTTCTGCTGACTTATATCATTCAGCAACTGGTTAAAGAGCGTCTTGATTGCGATCTGCTCTATCAGAATTTAGTTTCTGACCGTCCACAATATCCTTTTGTCACTTATTCGTTTATTGTGCCGGAACAGGAAACAACAGGCGATTGGTTGGGCATGGGACGACAGTACATCTCACACCTACAAATTGATTGCCATGCTGACAACGCCATTCAAGCGATGAATATGGCAAACGACCTTTACAGTGCATTTCAAAGCAGTGTTTATCGTAACTACTTTGAGCAAGCGGATATTGACCCACAGAATTTTACGAACACAAGCGACAGAACAGTCAGAGTTGGTACCTATTACGACTATAGGTTCGGCTTTGATTGTTCTTTTTTAGTGTCCAATGGCGGTCATGTTTACTCACCGGATGACCTCCACTTCCAAGCTCAGCCGGAAACAGAAATCAATACAGTACAACTCAGCGACGCTGGTGACAGTGAAGTTATCAGCGCCAATGGAAAAGAAAAGGAGCAATAGCAAATGGCAGAAACCATTACAGACGTTCGTCCTTTTACGAGAGTTAAGGACGTTGACGTAGAAATGACTGTTGTCAAGCCACCTGCAATTATCGGGCTTGGCAATCTTCTTATTTTGCATGAAGTTGACGCAGGCTCATCTTCTACAGCACCAAAGCCTGCTCTTGCTGATACTGGCACCGGCAAGGATACGCCAGCTAAGAGCGATACAGGCAAGACTACTGGCACAACTGATGGCAAGGCTACTGATGATGGCAGCAAGACCATCAATGTACCAAAGATCACACCAGTTGCGCCAGTAACTGGTGTACCTGACAAATTGGAACCCAACGACGTATTGAACGGCGTATTAAGCCGCAAGACTGATCCTTATACCGGTGCTCAATACGTTGAATACGCAACAGCAGACGCAGTTGGCGCTTACTACGACAAGACTGATCCAATTTACATCAAGTCAGACAACTACTTCATGCAAGAAGCAGCATCTGACCGTATTGCCGTATTGAATTATCCAAAGGGCAAGCTTGCTGACGCTTTGAAGGCATTCTGGTATTACAACTGGGCCTTCATGATCTTTGATAAGTCACAATTCACAGACACCACCCCAAGTGATGACGCAATTATTGCATCTAACATCTGCGAAGCTAACAAGGATCACTTCTTAGTATTGCAAGCTACTCAACCAGCCGCATACGTAACCTTCTATGCACAAAACTACACCATCGGCTTGATTCACGACTTATCAGAACCAATGGATGCAGCTCTCATCGGTGCAACCGCCACCTTGACAGTTGGCTTAGTTACCTGGAAGTTCAGAAAGCTTAAGGGCATTACTGCTGACCAAATCACTGTTCAAGAAAAGTCAGCTATCGACCGTGTTCACGCTATTGCTTACATCGAAGTAAGCGGACAAGGCGAAACATCAGAAGGCTGGGTATTGTCTGGTGATTACATCGACTCACTCCACGGCGATCTTTGGGTAAAAACCAATATGGGCGACAAGATCCAAAAGTACTTGCAAAACACCGACAAGGTTCCATATGACCAACGAGGCATTAATGCACTCGCCGCCATTTGTAGCCAAGTCCTCCAACAAGCCTACGAACAAGGAATTGTTTTGGAACAAGAAGTATACGACTCAAACACCGGTGAAACTCAATCAACTGGCAAGGGGGATTACTCAGTAACCGCCACTCCACGTTCAGCTCAAAGTCAAAAAGACTTATCAGCTCGTCACTACGGTGGTTTGAGTTTCAGATACCACCGTTCAGGTGCTATCCACACCGTTCTCGTACACGGCACTGTTCAATCTGATACTTTCACTAATTCAAAAGCTTAAAGGAGGAGTAACACATGGCAAGTTTTAACTCAGCCGAAACCGGCTTGATGGCAAAATACAACGCCAATGACACCACTTTAATGGTTGACGGTGAATTGATGTATGGTTTTGCGACAGATACCATGATTTCCGTTGCCTACGACAACGACAATGTTACTGTCGCACAAGACCCACAAGGCACCGCTGTTGCCTCAATCAACAACAAAACCGGTGCCACATTGACTGTCAACTTGAACGAAACTTCACCAAGCAACGCCAAGTTGACTGAATTGGCTAACACACGTGCAGAATTTCCACTCGATTTGAGAACTTCAACAGTTCACCAAACCGCCACACACTGCTACATCTCAAAGATGCCAGACAACACCGCAGCACAAAACGCCGGTAATCGTGCATGGCAAATTCACGCACTTAACCTTGATACTGAATCCTTAGTCGGTCGTTAGTATCGAGAATGGCTTTCACGCTTACAAAACAGAAATTAAAAATTAAAGGAGAAAAACTATGAGCGAAGAAATTCAAAACCAAAACGTAAATAACAACCAATCAAACGAAGATAAGGCTAGCCAAATGGCTACTGAAAGTAAGAACTTGCAAGACATGATGGCTTTGATTGATAAGCAAGAAAAGTCTAGTGAAATTGCTTCACTTACTGGTAAGCCTACTTTCTTAACTATCAATAAGGGCAAGAAGAATGAATACACTATCGAAGTAATTTTTCCAGGTGTAGCAAAAGCTTCAAGCTTACGTGATGACGCAAGAACTGCTCTTGGTGCCATTGATCAAACCTACTTCATGAAGAACGTTGCTATTAAGGAATTGATTGTACGTCCAAAGATTTACTCTCTCGATTGGTTTGACAAGCGTGGAGGCTATGACGATGCTTACAACAAGATTTTAGATTGGTTTCAATCAAGCATTAATGGGGAAGGCTACACCGAAGAAGATTAGTGATTTGGCTTCTGATCCTGCAACGTGGTTACCACAGTGTTTGGTAATGCACGGTGTTCCCGAATCATGGATCAATCATGCAACGCTCGACCAATTAAGAGTGATGTGGGAAGTAGTCAAAAAAGACTTGAAATATCAGACATATTTAACCGCTAAAGATCAAGCACGAATTATGGCAAAAGGCATTGCGTTGGCATTTGGCGGTGAGGACAGTTAAAGCCTAATAAGGCTTTCTTATTTTGCACAAGAAAGGATGAGATAGATGGCAGGACGACATGTTGGTATTGATATCGGCGTTAGAGTTGATAATTCAGTATTCGATTCAGTTGATAGACGTATTGATAAAGTTAAAGCTAATGCAGAACAACTTAATCGGGTGTTGTCACGTACCAAGATGCCAGATTCTGCCGCTAATGGCTTAGACAAGCTTAATCGTGCATCAGGTGAAACTAAAACACAGATTGACAGGTTAGCTAATAGTTATAAGCAAGTTGGCACTAATAACAATCTCAATCGTGCGCAAAGTGATCTGTCTGGTATTGCTGATAAGGCTAAGAAAGCTACTGAATCAACTGACCAATTAAAGCAGTCAATGAACCGTGCTCATGAATCATCAAAAGCACTTGGTGATATGGGTAGCGGTTTTGATCGTGCTAGAGGATCATCTGACAGAGCTAGAGAAAGCTTTGATAAGACTACCGGTTCATCAAATAAGTTAAAGAGTGGCTGGGACCGCTTGAAAGGTGCTGGATCAGCATTGGTTCAAGTCGGTTCATCTATTGCTACTGCGATGGTTCCAGTTGCCGCTGCATTCATGAAGGCCAATGGCGAAGCAACCAAGTTGGCTGATGAATACAACGTTATCAAGAACTTGCAGGAAACCGGTGGTGATTCTCCGAGAGCAGCTAGAAGAAATACTCGTGAAATTCAGGCTGAAAACCGGCGTTTGTCTCTTCGTTATGGTGTTGATCAAAACGAATTGGCTAGAGGCTCTGAGCAACTGCTCAGACGTGGTTATTCCGGTCAACAAGACTTAGCTGCTCACAAGTACTTTTTGCAAGCCGCTCGTGCTACTAACGAAGATTACAACTCAATCGTTAACTCAGCTGCACCTATGCTGGAACAGTTTGGCTATAAGTCCAGAGCTGGTAATAGTGTAAGACGTATGTCTAAGTACACAAGAGATGTTTTGAACAAAGCCGCTTACGTTGCTGACTTAACTTCCGGTGACGTTGGTGGTGAAAGTGGTTTTGGCGAGTCCTTCAAGATGATGGGTAGTGCCGCTCATTCAAATGGTCAAACTATCGATACTATGCTGGGTGCATTGGGTACGTTATCTAACTACGGCGAAGAAGGTTCGAGTGCTGGTACTGGTATGCGTCAGATCATCACTAGATTGATCAAAGCGCCACATAGTACTGCGATGCTAGGTGCCTTGCATGATTTGGGTATTAATCCTAATAGCTTGTACACCAGAAATGGTCACTTGAAACAGTTAGGAACCATCTTTGAGATGCTGAATCGTGCGTCTCGTGGTAAGAAATCTAATCGAGTATCATCCGACCTGCAAACTTTATTTGGTCAAACAGGTTTCAATGATGCTCAGATTTTGATGAATCACTACGGTGACATGCAACACAATGTCCGAGAATCTCAAAATGCTGCACGTACTGGCTATATTTCAAGGCTGTCAAGAAAGAACATGTCCTCATTGCAGAACCAGTTAGCTAGAACTAAGCAACTTGCTACTGATATGGGTATGAGCTTTGCAAAGGAAGTCGCACCTGGTATCAGCAAGGCTCTTGGCTATGCTAACAAGCTACTTGAAGCTATGCGAGGTATGCCAAAGCCAGTTAAGACTGCTGCTGCTTATATAACAGGTATTCTTGGCACATTGGGTGCGTCCAAGTTAGCCAGTGGTTTCTTAAAAGCTAATTTCGGTATCGGTAACGGTAAAGGAATTGGCGCTGGTATAGGTAGACTACTGTTTGGCAAAGAGACCGGTGTACGTCCACGAGACCCGGTTACAGGTCAATACATCAAAGGATCATCTCGCCAGGGTGGCTTAATCAATGCACTGAAAGGTAATTCATTCGGTGGCATGTTCAAGCTCGGCAGAGTCCAGCCTGGTGAGCTAACAGGTAAAGCACTAGTTGGCAGACGATTGCTTGGCGGTGCTGTTGGTGTCGGAACTGCATTAGATGTTGGCTATCAAGGCTTCCAAGCTTACAAAGATCGACACAATGCAGCTAAGAGATCAGTAGACATTGGTGGCGCTGTCGGTACAGGTGCTGGTGCCATCATTGGTGGCATTTTCGGTGGTCCTATTGGTGCTGCACTTGGCGCACAAGCTGGTAAACTCTTTGGTCGAATTGGTGGTAGTGCTGTTAACAGCTTTGTACATGGCTGGCAACGCAAAAAGCCACCAAAGAATTTCTGGTCGCTTGAAAACCTTGGCTGGTCTACTAAAGACACATTCAGTAAGATTGGTAGATGGGGTGGTCAAGTTGGTAAGTCTATGGGCAGAGCACTTGGCAAGGCTGGTTCATTCGTCAAAAAGAATGGCAAGCAATTAGCCTTAACTGCTATTGCTCCGTGGGCTGGTATTCCTGCACTTTTATACAAGAACAACCCTAAATTCAGAAAATGGGCTAATAGCGTTGGCAAGACTATCCAAAATGGCTTCAAAGGAGCCGTTAAGTGGGTAAAAGACCTACCAGGCAACATCCATAAAGGTTGGAATCGTGCTGTCGAGGCTAGCCACAAGTTCTTCAAAGATTTACCTAAAAACTTAGATAAAACCAAGAAGAGTGTTGGCAAATGGGCTAGTCAAACAGGCAAGAATATCTCAAGGGCATGGCAACGTGGCAAGAAAGCTACTGTTAACTTTGTCAAAGGCATTCCAGGTAACTTAGCTAAAGGTGCCAAGAGTGTAGCAAATTGGGATAGTCGTACCGGTCGCAATATTCAAAAGACTTGGAACAAAGGTGTCACTGGCGTAAAGAAGTTTGTCGGTGGCATTCCTGGTCAGTTAAACAGAGCACACAAGAGTGTAAGCAACTGGTCTGGCAAGGTTGGCAACAGTATCCAAAGCGGTTGGAATAAAGGCAAAAAGGCAGTTGGTTCTTTTGTTTCTTCAATTCCAGGTCAATTAGGTAAAGCCTATAAAGCAGTCAAAGATTGGGCTGGCAAAGTCGGCAATACAATAAAAGATGCTTGGAACAATTTCTGGGGTAAAGCTGGCGATATCCGTAAAGGTATCACTAATAACCTGAAAGGTTTTGGTAATGACTTAAACCGTGCGGCTGGTGGTTCTGGTAAAGCCTTCAAGTATGAGAAGATCAAATCTCATGCAACTGGTGGCTTAATCGGATCAGCTCATAGAGCCTTAGTTGGTGAAGCCGGTCCTGAATTAGCCTACAGAGCCGGATCAAACGCACGTCTTTTAGGTGCTAATGGTCCTGCCATCACTAAGGTGCGTCCAGGTGAACACATTCTTAATGCAAGAGACACTCGCAAAGTCATGGCTGGTGGTTTAGGTCGTGGCTTAACTCTCAAAGGTTATGCCACTGGTAACACTAAGCTTGGTCAAACCACCAAGACAGTATCCAAGGATTACAAGAAGATCACTGATGACGCTACTAAGTCTTTGAAGAGTTTAAGCAAGAACAATGCTTCAAGCTGGTCAAAGATTAACAGTCAAACTGCTAAGTACAACAGCAAAAACAGAGCTAATGCTACTAAGGAATACACAGGCATGCGTAAATCTGTGGATAAGCAGATGAATAACATGCACGATGGTGTTATTTCTACTGCTAACTCAACTAGCAAAGGTTTTGGCAAGGCTATGGGCAAGATGCGCTCATACGCTAAGGACGCAATGGGTGACACCATTGATCAACTTAACCGTGGTATTAAAGGCATCGACAAGGTATTGAGTCAATTTGGCGGTAACGGTAGCGTCATCAAGACGGTTCACTTTGCACAAGGGTCTGACGCTAACGGTCGCTTGACGCAAAATACTCTTTCAGTTGTCAATGATGCGACTAGCGGTCCACGTCAAGAGGCTCTTGTCTCACCAAGCAACGAATTGTACTTCCCTCATGGTGACAACGTTCATTTGATGATTCCTCGTGGCTGGGGTGTCTTGAACGGCACTCAGACGCAAGAAGTCGCTAGAAAACGTGGCATTCAGCACTTTGCCAAAGGTAGTGGCGTAAGTCATAGCCAATTAAGAAAGATTGCATCACATGCGCTTGCTGATCCTGCTAAGAGCTTTGCAGATATGTTCACCAAGAACATCAAGGAAAGCGGACCAGTTCTGCAAAAAGGAACGGTCGATCTTGGCAAGAATGCGTCAACTCACTTTGGTAATCCTTGGAGTACTGCTATGTGGATTGTCATCAACAATGCGATTGGTGACTCCACTGGCAAGGGTGGTACTCGTGAGCAGTTTTTAAAATATGCTGAATCAACATTCAGTGGCGTTAAGTACCAAATGGGTGCGGCAAGCAAGACACTATCTGACTGTTCGGGTATGGTAATGCAAGCTTTACGTCACTTTGGCGTAGATATTGGACGTACCACCGTGGCAATGCAACACAGTTCAGGTGTTGAGTACTTGGGTAAGTCATTATCTAAAACAATTCCAGGCGACTTGGTTATCTTTGGCCATGGAACAGGTGCCGCTGGTCACGTGGGAATTATTAAGAACCCACACACCGGAACAATGTTCAACGAAACGCCACCCCATGCACGCGTTACCTCAATTGCTGATGACAAAGGCATGGGATACGGATATTACCGTGTTCGTGGCTTGCATAATGCCGCTCAATCTAAGAAGACAGCAGCGGCTGATAAGAACTTAATGGCTCTTGCAAAGAAAGAGCTAGGCAGTACCGCCTTGAGTTGGATTAAAAAGAATCTTAGCGATGATCTTGGCTCACTTGGTTCATTTAGTATCGGCGGCGACTTAGCCGAAAGGGCTAAAGCCCTAGCTGGCGGATTAAAGAAGCTTGATCCTAAAGCAACCAAGAACGGTATTGCGGCTGTTCTGGGTAATTGGAATTTTGAGTCAGGTGGTTTAAACCCTGGTGCAGTTAACAGCAGCGGTGGTGCTTCCGGTTTAGGTCAATGGCTTGGCGGTCGTAAGTCTAACTTAATCGCTTATGCTAGACGTCACGGTACAAGCTGGAAAAACGCCGGCACACAATTAAGCTTTGCCGTTAAAGGCGAAGGCTCAGACAGTGCTATTCTTCGCTCCGTTTTGGAAGGAACTGGTAGCGTTGCCAGCCTAGCAAACAAGTTTTCGTCTGAATGGGAACGTGGCGGCTACAATGCTCAGCACGTCAAAGGTGCCATGGAGATCCGCAAAGTTCTTGGATATGCTAAAGGCGGCGATCCTGTCGTTGGCAATAAGGTTCTAGTTGGCGAACATGGGCCAGAATTAGCTGAATTCAAAGATCCGGTTCACATCTACTCAAATGAAAAGACGCGGCAAAGATTAAAGCCACTAACTTCATCTAAGCCGAAAGTACGCCCAGTAAGAGGAACTGGCGGGGCTTTAGGTGACATTCAAGTAACCGTGAATATTAACGGTGACGTTGATGGTGACAATGCTAAATTGCAAAAATTAGCAAAAATGATTGGCGCTGAGGTAGATCAACAAGTACGTCAAAAATTAAATATCATTCTTGATCATATTGGCGATGATACGGGTGACGATGATGATTTCTTATAGAAATGAAGGTGATGTTAGTGGTTCAAGCAACTAAGCCAAAAAAGAGAACAGCTGAACAAAAAGCCCATGACTCTATGAAATACTGGGACAAGCGGCAAAAACATGAAAGCGCCGTTTACCGAAAAATGTTTTCAAAGGCGCAGGGCTATGACTTCGATTCACATTTTGAAAAGAATCAAATTAAAAAGAAAAAGCTTATCCGAAAACGTGATAATTGTTTGAAGCTTGTTGATGCTGCAAACAAAAGGAAAAAGCAAGCGGAAAACAATTATAAAAAAGCGAAAGACAAGTACGACCGTATTGTTACGCAAAGAATCGATTTAAGTAACAAATTGGCGGAAATTGCGGAACACAACACCGGCTGGAAGAATGAAGGTAAATGTGCTATTTACCGTTCGGATGGCAAAGGTGAAATTATTTATATTTCGCCGGCAGACGGTGAAAGTGAAAATGTTTCTTCAAACATTACTTCTTATCCGGTTGATGAGGGCGCACCATATAGCTCATATGCTCGTGTAAATAGTAAAGGCGCAACAGTTGCAGGCATCATTGTTGGCAAAGATAAAGCCGATTCATACCGTAAATGGCACATGCTTAGTCAATGGAATAGTTCGCATGTTCGGTTAACCTATCGAGGGGACTTCTGCTATAAGCATTACTTAATCGCAAATATGAACAACGACTATAAGAATCTTCGAGATAACATTGAAGTTTCACTTACTTTTCAATTTGTCTATCAAGCAAAAATCACCACTTCAAATGATAGTAAGCACCACAGAAAGTCGTCTAAGGCTTCTAAATCTGTCGCAGGTAATCGAAATAAAAAGTACACTGCTATCACTATTAAATCTGGCGATACCTTGTGGGCTTTGTCTAAGAAATACGGCAGTTCTGTTCAATGGATGGCACGAGTCAACCACATTAAGAATCCTAACTTAATCTACCCTGGCAATAAAATACGGGTTGCGTAGGCGGTGATTTAGATGAGAAATTATCTTGATGTTGATGTTAAAAATATTCCTTATATCTTTCAAATAACCCTTGTGGGCGATACCTATGATATGAGAGTAGATTACAACGAAGTTGCGGATTACTACACAATTACAATTTGGCATAACAATAAGAGGCTTCTAACGCAGGAGCCTCTTTTGCTTGGTCAATTAGTTGGTATTGATATCCCTGATCCCGAATTGCCAAGAATTGACATTCGCACGATGGACGAAACGGGTAAGGCAACAGACCAAGGCAAGGGAACATTTGGATATGAGGTCCGCTTGTATCTTGACGTTGTTGACCCGAATGGATCAGAAACAGAAGACCCATCAATTAAACCGCTAGGTTATGACCCTAACGAAAATGATGACGACCTAACGGATGAGGAAGTGTCTTACTAATGATCGTTACTAAAGATCCACATATGGAATTTGTGGCGGTTGATAGTAAAGGACACAAGCAAATCGTATATAACGATGAAACTTACGAACATAATTATCCTTTTACGTTTGAAGTCCCGTTTACTAATGATCCTGTCCCGTCTACTTTTACAACAACTATTTTCAATTTAACCAAGCAACATAAAGACTTTTATAAAAAAGGGATGCACTGCTGGATAAATTTTAACTGGGGTAAAGACCCTAAAAAAATAGCTGAAGGATTTATCTCTAATACGGGTAAATTAAGCAATGATGGGACAACTGATAGTAAAGTTTTAACTTTTACTGAAGGCACAAACTACAGCAATGTAGCTGCTCGAAAGCTAAAGCTAAAAAAGAATAAAAAGGTTAATCACTACAAAACCGTTAAAATCACTGAAAAAGGTCATTACAAGAATCAGCGTTATAGTACCTCGGTCGTTGAAACTTACAAGAGAGGTCCTAAAAAAGGGCAGAAACATATAGTCCACCATTGGGCTTATCGAAAAGTATGGGTTAAACCAAAAACTACAAATAAAAGGGTTAAAAGCCGTGATAATAAGACTTATTTTGCTAACCGAGTTTACCGAAAAGGAACGACTTATAAGCAAGTAATTGAAGGAATAGCGGAACAAGCCGGTATCAAAATAGCTAAAATCGATTTAGCTAAAAATGAAGGAATTAAAAAATCCTTTACCGCTAAAGGCAAGCCGCTAACTTTAATTAAAAACTTTGTTAAGTTAGCAAAATCGGAAATGTTTTATGAACGTGGCAAGCTCGTAATTGTCAATCCTAATAGCAAGAAAAATACTTGGTTTGTGATTGATGATAAAGACTTAATTCAAGTTCCATCGCAAAACGATGATGATAAAAACGGGACAACTTGGCAAATTGTTACGCCCTTAGTCCCAGAAGTTACCGTTAATACCGGCATTATCATGAATTCTAAGTTCTTAAAAGGAAAATTTGTCGTTAAAAATGGACAGCATAGTTTTGATGGCGAAAGTCCACAAACTCAATGCACTATTGCGGCGGTTACAAAAGCTAAGGCTGGTCATAAAACAAAATCTAAAAGTAAAGGCAAGAAAAAAAGTAAATCTAAAAAATAAGGAGATGACAGTATGAAACAAAAAAATAGGGTTCCAATTCGATGGTATGAAAACATTAGTAAGGTGAAAAACCGATTCAGCAGAAGTCTTGAATCTGCTTTTTTAGCTAAAGTTTTAACTTACGACAAGAAAAAACACATTGCAGATATTCAACCGCTGGCGAATTGGATCGATGGCACTAAATCGGCTCAGTACTTAGATGTTCCGGTTGCCGAATCTTGCTATAGGCTTGATGAATTGTTAGATAAGTTTAAGTCGGATTTAAAAGCCGTTGATAGTAGCCCAGAAGTTAACTCACATTTTTTAGAACATTATCCGAAAAAGAAGTCTATGAGAGTTGGCGCTGTAGTGATAGCCGTTACTATGGACCGTGACATTGATAACTGGGACGGCACTGGGAACACCTTTACGCCAAATACCGGCAGGATGCATGATGCAAACGACTCAATTATCGTTTCTGTTTATAAGGGTGACGACGATGGCTAGGGACCTATTTATGAGTGATAATCATGACCTAGTTATTGATCCGATTACTCACGATTTAGAAATGACTAGCGGTCTTGACGAAATAGCGCAAAGAATTAAGGCAACGCTAGAAATTCGATATGGCGAAATGCAACGGCTAGACCCTGAAATGGGCGCGGATTATAGCAGCTTTTTAGGTAAAAACTTCAATAAGCAAGCGGCGGAGAATGATATGCGAGCGGCTATTGAAGCAAACGTACCGGAAGTTGAAACCGTTGATAATATCGAATTTATCAAGAAACCTGAAAGAAAAATGCAGATTAATTTTAGAGCCACCGCAAATATTGGTGAAGTAGAAGGGGGGGTTACAAGTTGACAACTGATTTTGGTTTAAAAGAAACCGGTTATATTGCCCCAAGTTTTGCGGAAATCTTAGACGGTGTTGAAGACGATTACCGAACTAGATTAGGGGATGATATTGCACTAACAAGTAATGCTTATCTAGGAATTTTTGCCCGTTTAATGAGTGATGCGTCTTATGATTTAATTCAGCAACAGGAACAAATTTACTATTCTGGATTCTATTCAACCGCTGTAAATTCAGCATTAGACCGATTAGCGGGCAATATCAGTTTGACCCGTAAAGTTGACGCTCCATCTCATGCGGAAGTAGTAATAACGACTGAAGGCGAATATTTAATTCAAGCTGGCGAAAAGTTCGAAACAGAAGACGGCTTGGTATTTGATTTAACAGAAGACGTTATCACTTCAAAACAAAGCAACGGGGCTTTTCAAGGAACTGGAAATGTTGAATGTGAAGAAACTGGTGAATTTACTAATGTATCAGCCAACACAATTACTTTGTTTGC